ACCGTCAGAAGCCACATACCAATGTGCAAAACCATTGGCGGCATTCGCATCAGTTAAATACCCTCTATAAAAAGAGCAAGTTGCTCCATTTGAACCAGCATCATTATGAATCACAACACCTTTTACTTTTCCTTGTCTACGTCCAGCAATTCCTTTTGTAATCATTCTTTATCCTCCTTAATAAATTTATCACTAATTTTTTCAATCATACTTTTAATGATTTCTACATCTCCTAAAGCTTCTGTTAACTTCTGGATTGTTTCTTGGTATCGTAATTCACGCCCGTTATTCGTTTTCATTACCCAAACAAACAAACCAAAAAACAAGACAGCAAAGCTAATCTCCTTAGGATTTGTTAATAAATTTTCGATAAATTGATCCATTGAATCACCTCCCTTCATAGCTTCTATTATAACATATACTATCATTAAATTCTAATTTTGTTTTCAAGAATATCTTGAGAAAAAGGATTTTTCACATTATTAGGATTATGCCAAAATTTAACACCTATCTGTAATAATGCTTTGATTTGTTGCATAAATTGAGGAGCAATATTTGGTATAGTATAAACCCCATCCATTTGAAGGTAATTGACAACGGTCATGGAGTGTAAAGGTTGAACCTTCCCCTGTTCTTCAAAAGCATAGCCAAATGTTTTATAGTAACGTCTTATTTTATTGACTTCTGCATGGCTTGGAGCGCTTAGTTTAACAGTAAATCCCATCAAATCGTTCGCTATGGAAAATGCTTCTCCTCCTGATTGATTAGATAAAGAAGGTGAGGTAAGTGCCATATCAGCAAATTCGGCTTTCTGTTGACGATAAAAGTTCTGTTCATCAGCAATCTTAGAACCTATAGTTAGAGGATTTAACCCCCCACCAAGTAAGGCATAAGCATCTGTGAAGACATTTGTTGCTTTTTCCACAACATTCATTGAATCATCTGCAAGGGTGTTTTTGATATTTTTTACTCGTCCTGTTAATAATTGAGATTCAGCATAAGCCCTCTTGTTGGCATTATTAGCCAAACCTAACTTATAATTATCAGTTAAAACAGGAACTTCCGTCCAGTTATTATAAGTTAAACTATTGTTTAAGAAAGTACCTTTAGCTACCTGTCCCTCATCTTTATCTCCACTAGCCATCCAATTGACGGGAAAAATAGAGATTTGATTGGCATACCCTATGCTCGTAACCATTTGGAAATTTAGACCTGTTTCAGGTAAAAAACCTAAATCTAAATCCATGTTTTGACCTGTCCAGTTATATACTTCAAGCGTGGCATATTCATTTCTTAATAAATGTTTTTCGTCTGTAGGAAAGCCTAAATAACCTAGTATTTGTTCTGGTGTCCAAGAAAACCCCGAAACTAATTGATTTTGTGAATTTCCTCCATTAACAAATTTTTTCAAATGATCATGTGTTTTACCATTAAATTTAGCAGATGATAAATCTTGTGTATCAATAAATGATTTAGGAATTAAAATGACTGATTTAATGTTTTGACCAATCCAAGGGAAGTCGCTTAAATCATTGGAAAAGTTTTTAAAATCATCTAATTCAATCGCATATAATCCTATAGGAGAGACAATTTTATCGTATTTCACCCCTTTGGAGAGTTTAATCTTAGGTTTATTTTCAGTTCCAAATTCAGCTTCCAAGTCAACACTACATTGGAAGACACACATCAACTCTTTCCAAATAACTGATTTAGAATGAACATATTTCTTCGTTGTTGTTTTTAAAATATCGCTATTTGTTCTTAACTCTTGTAGGCGATTATTGTATTCAGCTCTTGGTAAATGTTGCCTTTGAATCGTCACATTTTGAATGTTTTCTAATACATTCCCTTGTGTAAAACTAGCCATCACATCAATAACTATTTGTAAAGAAGTTACTTTGTCATTAATATATTGTGTCGTCATGACATAAAAGAAATGAGGCTTTCCTGTAAAACCATCAATGAAACAACCGTAGTTTACCCCCTCCGTATCAGCGTACGGAATAGGGGTGTTGATGGTTAAACGGTCACGAACAAGATTAAAATCTTTTTCAAATTCCTTTTTAACAAATGTATTATCTAACCAATTTTTATATTGGGTTGTGTTATCGTAATGAACCGTATTGTTAAAATCTACCATCGGTGTATTGTAGTATAACGTTACTTTACTTAACTTCATGATTTTCCTCCTTATGTTGTGCTAAAGATTATTCCAGATAAAAAGATAGGCTTTGTTCCGTTTACTCCAGCTATTGAGCATAATCCACTTGGTCTAACGTATATTGTAGCATAGTCTGCTGCATTAGCGGAACGACACGGTAGTCTGAACTGCATTTCGTAAGCTCCTGCTGGTGGTCTAAATCCTTCAGGCAAGGTAAAGCAATCTCCTGTTCCGTTACTAATTGTTCCTCTCATATAAACAATGCCGTTTTGTTTTTTAACTTGTGGTTGTGTCACACTTGTAAAAGGTTCAGTAGGGGTAACATTTTGCCATGTGGTATCCACCACCTTACTTTCTAAAGCTGTTAAACGATTATTTTGTAGAGCGTTAACGGTGTCATATGTTGAAATAGTTTTTGTTAGTCTAGCGTCTACTGTTTCAGCTGTTTTTGATAAAGAAATCCATTGGTAATCGTTGGGATTTTTTGAAGCGTCTGTATTAATGCCAAAATATTTGTAGTATGGGATTTTATCATTAAAATCCACCTTACTCAAGTAATACGGTGCCTCTAGTAAGTTAGGCTGATATGGGGTGGCTGTTGAGCCTTCTTCAAGTTTAACATCATAGCCTATATCCACTGTGCCTCTTCCATCACTATCACCTGAACTACCAACTTGACAATACCAATTATTTGAATTTTGAACCGTTGATGGGACGGTGAATGTAGTTGAAATATTTACGAGTTCTTCTTTAGGTGTGTTAGATGGTAGCATTTTTGTGTTTACTAAGACACTACCGTCTGTATTTGAGCATCTAATTCTAATAAATAATTTTGAGATATCACCTGTATAATCTGCATTTATTCTTATAGGAATAGTTAGTGTGTACTGCTTACCAACAGTTAAGGGCATAAAATCATACCTTGACCACGGAAACATACCTACACCAACTGTCAAACCATTTCCTATCTTTTCTGCTGTAGCATAAGTTCCACGGTTTATAACAGTTGTCATAGTATTACTTAAAGCTTTTACATTATCATCGTTAATAACTGGTGCGATGTTAGGATTACCACTATAATCATATTCACCAAACTCAGTTGAGTTAGAATAAAGAATATTTAAATCTACATCTATATCTAAATTGTTTATTTTATCTAATAACTCTTGATCTTTAAGAGCTAATTGGACAACTTCTCTTTCTAATTCAGCTGTTCTAAGGTCTAACCCTTGAACATCAATCTGCATTTGAGCGAATAAAGTATTAATTTGAGCTAGCTTTGTTTCTACGGTCTCCAATTTATCTTCTATCATAGGAAGTTCAGTTAATGTTTGTTCCACATCTAGAATATCCTCTTTTAACTGTTCTACATCTACCTCTAAGTTATTTAACATGTCAATAACCCATTGATCTGTTCCGTTATCAAAAAGTAATTCCCTGTAACGGTTTAAAATCTTGATGTAAATCTTACCTTTTACATCTGAAACAATATCCAATTCATGACTTGTGTCAAGAGGTAGAGACGTGATGTCTCTAACCCCTTTTGTTTTTCTGACAAAATCTTCCATATTAATACACTCCCTCAATAGCAAAAATAGTAAAGCCTCTATCGTTATCATCAATTGTAATCGTTCCGTCAGGTCTCAATGTTGTGACACGTAATTTATCATAACGTAAAACAACGTTGTCTCGTTGGTTTACAAAATTCATCCGAATAATATAAGCTTCATTGGCTGAGCTGGCAGTCGTTGAAAATGAAACGATAGGGTTATCATGAGCTGGAACATCCATGCAGAATTGTGAGCCACCTAAACCATGAAAATGAAATCTTAGACGTCTGAAACGTCTGGTTGATACGGCTAAGTTCATGTTTTGACCTACGGAAGCATCAGAAGTCCCAGCGTTCCAAAGGATTGTTTCTTGTGGTATTCGTTTCCAGAAGAGTGAGTTTGTGTTTCCTCCTCCTTCTCCTTGATTTTGAGAGGTATTCAGATAGTAAATAGAACCTGTTTTTTGAATAATCATGATATACGTTTTTCGGCGATTATCTTCACCAAATACTTTTAAAGTGATTAAATCACCCGGAACAGCGTCGTCAGGTGTAGGAATTAAATCAGCCCAAGCGTAAACAGTAGCGTAAATTCCTGGAGGTATTCTCCAAAAATCATATTTTTCATTTAAATAATTATCCTTATGAGCGTATCCTCTTGCTTGTCTGTACGTGTCAGCTGACATTAAACCATTTGAAATTTCTGTAGCTAGTTGATGAGGGTTAACCCCAGCTCCATCACTATGCATGCCGAACTCTTTGGCTAATTTATTGACAGCTTCTTTTAGTTTTAGAATTTCTTCTTTTGTGTTCATGTTTTTCCTCCTAGTATGAAATAACGTTAGTTAATGTTGCATGTCCAATAGGTTTTAATGTTGCTTGACGTTTTGAAATGTCTACCGTAACAACATAGAATCCCACTTGGTTATTGGTGTTGGCTTGTGATGCGCTTCCTGGGAAAGCTTGACATAAACTGATGGAATTAAAGGCTACTAACTCACCTTTGTTATAAACTTTGTCCATGTGTTGATGTCCATGGAAGTAACCAACAAACTTGGAATTAGATTTTGCTTCAAATTCTGCTAGAATATCAATTAATTCTTGTCCGTTCTTCATGTTTACCCCGTGTAAGTTGTGGTGACCCAAAACTAGAACATGATAATTTTCTTCTAATAGGTTTAATTGTGTTCTTAACCAACTTAATTGAAGAGTAGATACACCACTAGTAAAAGTGTTTGATTCTTCCCAAGTGATTTCAGTTGTATTCAGGTAGACGATCGCTATTTGTTTATTAGGGATTTTGTGCACACCGTAAGGAGCATTCCCAGCGATATCTGATAAAGTTTTTGCTGATATCATCATTCCCGCATGTTCTGGTTCCCACATGTAAGGCATTCCACCCACATCGTGATTACCTATCATAGCAATCGTATCAACAGGTTCGTTTACTACTAAAGCATTCATTACTTTTCGATAAGCCATCTCGTTCGCATATTTGATTTTGGCTGGATCAATCATCCCAGAGTTATCGGTTATTTGAGCACTTAATCCATCAATATTATCACCCATGTAAACAACTGTATCTGTTTCCCTAGCAACATCTTGAATATTTGAAATAGAATTAAAATACTGTTTTGAACTAAAACCATTATAATCTGTTCGTAAATGAATATCTGTCACTAGTGTTAAGTTTGTAATATTAGGGTTACCTTTTACCAAACTAGCCTTTACTTGCTGTTGGTTTGTTTGTAGTGTTAATGTATTGTCATATTGATCAAATCCACCAATCATAACAGTGGAACCATCAACGTTTATTTCGTCTACTCGATCAATTAATGTATTAACATGTTCGTCTAGTTTATAGATTAAAGCATAAAGATCTTTTACAAATAACCCATCTTCTTTAGCTTTTACAGCATTTTGAAGTTCCATAACTAGTGGTTTGGGTAACAAACTATTTAGCTGACCGTCTTCAGTTGCTGCTGAAATAAGAACATCAGCTTTAATCTTAATTACTTCCTCTAGGTCTAAACTAGGGTCGATATTATCAATAAAATCACCTATCTTAGTTAAGTCTACTGTGTTTGTATCTTCTACCTCTACATCTCTATTAATTAAACGAGCAATCAACTTCATTGCAGCATCTAGCTGTTCATTTAATGCCCCTAAGTACTCTAGGTAGCTCTCAGCGTTGGTTGTAAAATCTTGTTTAATATTGTAGTTGGGATTTCCTAATCGATTTAAATACATATTTTTATTCTCCTTTACCATGTTTGTAAGAAACATTTTTTGTCGTATTCATCAAAGTAACTATTCCATAAGCCTTGCATCTTTTTAAATGTATCAGCGTTGTAGTTGGTTGCTGAGTTCTCCGTATTCGTTGTATCTTTTCCATTACTGCTCGATTGATTGTTGTTCTTACTTATAGAGTTATCATCAGCATAAGCCATATCATGCTTATCTAAATTTAAATTCACTTGATCTTGCGGTAAAGTAGTGTTTGCCGAACGGTCGCTTCCTTCGCTTGTTGATTGATGTTCGCTTACGTGTTCGCTTAAGCCTTTCGATTTATTTTCATTAGATAAAGCACTTAAGAAATTATGGTAAATAGCTTCGATTTCCTGTTCGTGAATAATAGAGCAAAAAACCACTTGAGAAGAAAAGTCTTCAATGGTTTGCCTACCGATCTCTCTATTTAAGAAACGGTTTGTAAAAGCTTTTTTGAAAAAATGGTCTACTTCTTGAGTAGGAAAACGATAATCAGCAAAGACTTCCTCTGTTATTATTTGTTCTACATCTTCATCAAATCTTAAAGCTTTTTGAATAAAGCGATGTTGTTTGCTGTTACCCGTATACTTGTTTTCATTAAAAAACTCATTCTTTCCCTTCTTTATTAAATTGGCTCGCAAGATTTGCATCAAAGAGACTGTTGTCGCTCCCATCGCTTGATCCTCCTTCCGTCATTACAGTTAATGTTGAAATAGCATTATCATCAAATAATGGATGGATTTCAAACCCGTAACGTTTATTCAATAGTTTACAACCATTATTTCTAGCTGTTAAGTAGATATTTCCATTGGCTGTTGTGTAAGCTTTGCCTGAATTACTTTCTGTTTCAGTTACCCCACTTTCTTTATCAACCCCTAACGAGCTAAAACCTAAAATAGCATTCAATTCGTTCAAAGTGTTTTGATATTCTCTTTTTAATTCAGCCAACATTCCACCAACATTGGAGTTATTCCATTCCTTAATGTGTTCGTCTGGATCAAAGAAGCCAGTTACTTTAGTAATAGGGGATCCATTATAAAGACTTTCGGCAATGTTGTTGACTGTTTGATCATTAGGTTCGCCTATTAAGAAGGTGCTAATTTTAGCTTGCATTTTTAGGGAATAACGTGACAGAACAATTTCAGCTAATTCACTTGTATAGTGTTGAATAATTTCATAATCACTATTATAAGCAAAAACTTTATTTCTAAGAACAACGAAGTTACCAGATTTAGCTCCGTCAATGTCAGTAATCTCTTTCATTCTTGGTAATCGCTGATCTTTAGGAATTGTCCAATAAATATCCTTCCCTTTTAAAGGTTTTGTAATTAAAATGTTCGCTGGGTCAGATGGGGTCATTCTTTGTTTGGCGACGCCTAATATACGAATATTACCTTGAAGTGTTTCACCTATAATAACATCGTAATTACTTCTAAGCATAACTTCCACTTTTAGCCAGTCAACTTGCAGTTCTGGGTATTTATATCCATTGTAATATTTTATGGTTGTTGGCAATAGTTCAAGATAACGAGAATAGAAAATGCGGGCAAATCTATTTCTATGATTTACAACCCGCACGTCTATTTTTTCGCTTAGTTCTTGTTCTATGCCTAAATTCTTAGGCTCGAACATTTATATACCTCCTGTAGTTTATTCTGAAGCCACACCTGTAATCAAAATCTTATTGTAAAAAGGTGAGATGGCTTTAAATGAGTAATAGTGAATCCAATGAGTGACTTCATCAAATTCTGGGTTATAGAATGGTTCTTTTAACATCCCTTTTGTATAACGGTTGTATTTAATAGCATCTACGTCAAAGATATATGCCCAAAGTTCGGATGATGGTTTGATTTCTTCAAATTTAGCAGCATCATCAACTGGTAGAAATTCGTTTACATCAAAGGTAACTACAGATCCTTTAGGAATAATATCAGTAGCTGTTGTTTGGTAATCACCTAACTCACGAAAAGCTGTGACAGCTTCTGCAGATAGTTTGGTGTCAGCTTTTGCACGATAAGCACCGCCTAAGTCCTCAAAAGAAATAATACGTTTGGAAAAGTCAATACCTTCTGAAGCAAAAGTATTGGCTAGTTTTGTATTCAATAGATAAGATTTCATTTCGTTAGTTGTTAGAATAGCCAATTTAGATAATTTAGACACTGTTGTGTAGCGAGCGACAGCGCCGCCAGAAGCCAAGCGAGCTTCATTGTATTTATCTGAGTTGTTTTGTAGGTTCATTAAAGCTGTAGAAATTTGGTTAAACAAATCTTCTTTTGATGTCGCTGTACGACGTGCCTTAGCTGGTGTTACCTTCTCGGCATAGTCAACTAACATAGCACGGATTTGGCGTTCCTCATCAACGTTAATATCTGAAATGCATTTTTTGTAAACACCGATAGCGTATTTTACACCGTCTGACAATTTAGAGAAGTTCATACGCTGGTCATTGTTGTTCAAAGTAAATTTCATTTTACGAAGAACTCCAGGTCCGTAAAGTTTAGTAATCATTTTTGGATAATTACGTTGAAGCATTAAAGTAGCTTCTTTTGATAAATCCATCGTTGTTGGAATTGTATCACGGATAACATATTCTTCTGAGTATTGCCCTACGAAGTCAACTTCTTTGGCTAACCATTCAAATGAGTTACCTAAAGCAGATTGAATTAACGCTGTTTCATTTAGTTTAGGGAACAAGAATTTATTAATAAACGTCTCAAATTCTGTATCAACGCTTGTCCAGTTCGTTCCTAATGTCCATGATCGTCCTTGTGTGTGGTTAAAATCTTGTAAAGCTTGTGCGATATTTGTTCCTAATACTCCCATGTTATCCACGTCCTCCTAATGTTTTAATTTCGCTTTCGTATTCATCCGCACTTGATGGATCAATACTCATTTCTGGCGTTAATTGTGGTGTTTTGTCAAAATAAATATCTGAGTGAGAACCTTTAGTAAAAGACTTCAACTCATGTTCTTGTTCTAGTTCATTCATTTGTTTTCTCTCCTTTTATAAGTCTAATAGTTTTTCGATCTCTTCTGGATCTTCTTCTGTTTGTTGTTCTTGTTGTGATTCTGGTTGTTCTGATTGTTCTTGTTGTGATTTTGGATCTGGTTCTTCTTGTGTGTTTATTGATGTTAAAGCATCTATTTGAGCTTGAAGTTGTTTAACTAAAGCGAATAATTCTTCAATTGATTGAACGTCTGAAACATCTTCAGCTGGTGGATTTGTAACCTCATCTGAGACAGGATCAGGATCAATTGTTACTTCTTCAGTTGGGTCTTCTTCCTCGGTTGGTTTTTCTTCTTTAACTTCCTCAGATTCAACTTCATCAACAAGTTTGTTTGTTTCTTCATCTGCCATTTTATCCCTCCTTAAAAATAATTGAGCCTTTTACCGTCAACGCCATCAGCGATATTGCTCAGGACAGGACACTTAAAAGTGTCAAGGGTAT